AAACTCAGCCAGTTTGTAACGTCCCTTCAGAGCACGCTCAATTTCCTCATCAGTACCGATTGGTGCTGGATCGCTGAATACTGACTCATCATAGTTAGAGTATCCATCTTTCTTACGCATACGCAGTTTAAAGTTGGCGCCAGCATCAAAGTCAAAAACATTGACTGGTTTCTCGTCTTCAAAAGTTGGACGTGCCTTGTCCATAATCTTATCAAAGATTTTCTTGCCAAACTTAAACAGTTTGACCTTGCCTTCATTCTCTGGATGTTTTGGATCAGAAACGATAAGAACATTAGCAACAAAACTTAATTTACGCTTTTGTTTGCGAGCAATATCTTGATTGGCTTGAACGCCAGAGTTCCAAAGACGTGAGTTTAATTCACCGACTGGATCGTTTTCGCCAAGAGTGGTCAAAGAGTTTTCGATATACCACTTACCTGTTGGTCCTTGAAAACCATGACTAAAAATCTTAACCCATGGAAGTTCGTCTTCGTCATGCTTAGGTAAGAAGCGAATTGTCGCTGTACCATTACCTGCCTTATCACCCTCTAATCGCCAAAAGCGATCATCGACGTAAGACTTTGTGTTACTTGTTTCGGGATTCGCAATCTTCTCAAACTCACCAGCGATTTTGCTGAAGTCAGAGTTGCGCATTTTACGTAGTGCTTGAATGTCCATTATATTTCCTTTCGTATAAACGTAGTATGAACGTGGTATTAATTAGTATGTTGTTTTGTTTCATCTATTTCAATTTCTACAACTTCTTCTACTTCATAATTTTCTTCAACATAACTATTTAGCGTTTTCATACCGTGGGTTTTTCTTCCCATGGCATGTCTACTATGTTTTCCAGAACGCCCACTGGAAAAATCATCGTCAAATTTTTTCGCTTGACGAGTGTAAGTCTTACCCATGATTAATCTTTTAATTCGTCTACAAAGTTTTTGATAACAGGTTCAATCTTCTTTTTATCAAATTTAATGAACCCACCTAATTTCTCTATCCTCCTTATATCATTTTCCCAAAGCAGGAGCATAGAAGAATTTTGTTTCCAGTTCTCAAGAAGTTTCATGTAGTTGTCCATTATTGCAACAGATTCAATGGAAATTTGTTTTCCAAGGAACATCTTAAGTATACCTGGATATTGAATATTGGTAAAGTAAAATATCTGTTTTTCGCTCAGTTTTTCTTTGTGTTTATACATAAGAATCCTGGAGCAATCATCTGAGAAAATCTTTGTAATCGATTGCTTGCGGCGAGTCCATTCCATAAGATTGTCCAAAGAATCCGAAAAGGAATCTAAGGAATACTCATTACTATATGCAAAATTTGCAACATAGAACTGAATCAAATCTTTATCGACTGGAAACTTTCTTGCAAGTTTCTCAAACAGATAAGAATCATTTCTGGCATTAAATGCTTCACGTGTACCTTTGACATTTCCTCGGTTCTTAAAAACATCAAAACTGTCTTTTGTGAAGTGCAGTTTAATAGCCATGTAATACTTGTAGGCTTTAAATCCGTCCATTATGCATCAAGTTGTGCTTGTTTAGGTAAGTAATTAAGTTCTCTGAAATCCAGCTCAATCTTATCTTTGAGGGATTTTGTTATGTACTTGGCAACATCATCTGGCTCAAGATAGTTTTCTTTGCAGTACTCTAAGACAGCATCCATATAAGATGTCTTCTTTTCTGCCACTACCTTTTCTATGTATAACGAAAATTCGTTTGCGCTTTTAAACATTTTTGATCTATATAAAATTTGGTTCGGTTAATGGTATTCTCTACATCTTGATACTCTTTGAGTTTTTCTTTGTAGAGTTTCCAGAGTGGACTTGCATCAACATCGTCATCTGCATCTAACTCATATGCAGATAGAAACATACTGAAGAACTTATCCAGTTTCATCTTTTCGACAATCTTCTTATCTCTAAGATCCTCTAGTTCCCGCAGGGTATAATCACTTAGGCTGATCATTTGTAATTACCTTCTTATCATAAAATGCTAAATCTAAATTAAGTCTTTCATTCTCATCGTGTACACGTTTGTACAGTTGATGCGCATCGGATAGTTTTTCTTTCATACATTGCATTTCTTTATAGTGCTGCTGCTTAAGCAGTTCTATTCTTGTTGATAGTTCAACGCAATGCTGGCAGAATTCTGACATATTATCTCCTCATCTTGGCGATATCAATCGCCTCTTCATCGGTGAAGATAGGTACGGCATTTGATTTGTGCAAAGTGCCAATACCTTTCATGGCAGTACCAGTATACATCTGCTGTTCTTTCTTAGTGCATGGTCCACCAGTGAATGGCAAACTTGGGATATTAGGCGTCTCACGACGAGCAGGTTTCCCAAGAAAACATGCATCGGCACTCATCGAAACTAATTTCTTAGAGGTCTTCGGTGCATGTTTTTTAACCATCAGTTCCCAGTCTGCTTGCAACTCTCGCTGCTTTGCATTGGGTTTACGTTTCTTCGACTTGCCAACAGTAGTATAAAGTAACATAGTATATTCCTTCATCAAGTACATAACTTAATTATACCCTATTTCTGAATTAAAGTAAACACCCTAGAGACGCTTATTTCTCCTTCCTTGAGGAAGTGGTTGGGGTGCTTCCATGAGTTGCAGCGTAAACCGAGCATACAATGTCCGACTCAGACTTGTAGGCGCATCTTACAGCAATTGGATCAATACCTTTTGCAATAGCATTATCAATATTGGTTTTCATGCTCGCATCTTTATGCACATAATACCATGCAAGAGATATAATACATGAAACTAATACAACTGAAATTGAAATAAACAAAGCAAGTTCTCTCATCATAATCTCCTTAATTTTACCAAGATCCATCATCGACACTCCCTCTTATCCATAGCGGTCCAACAGAAATAAAAAAGCCATGAATATTTGGATTCAAATCATCTGGTTGCATTGTTGTGAAACGAAACTCCCAATGGACAGGATTTACTACAATCCCTATCCAAAGTCCTGAGTATTTTAAATAGTTACTTAAGATCCTTAACATCGTCGCAGATTCCTAACTTTTTTGCTTCTGGCGCAGACAACCAAACGTCTTGCGGCGGCAAAAGCAATTCTCTTATCTTTGCTTCCGATAAACCAGTACACTTCTTGTAATGCGCAATCATCTTTTTGGTTGTCAAATCATACTCTTTAACTTGCGCAAACAATTCGTGCTCTTTACCGAAAGCACCCCACGAATACTGGTGAGAAAGAATAGAAGTATTTGGTGTAAGAATACGTTGTCCCTTCGTACCAGAAATGAATAATAATAATCCAGCTGAGGCAATTTGACCAAGACCAATTGTTCTAACTGGGATTGATGATCCTCGCATAGTATCTATCAAAGCGAATGTAGCATTTAAATCTCCACCTGGAGAACAGATAACCAGATTTAACATATCAGGAAGTTCTTCCTGAAAGTTCATATCAAGAACCCACTCAACGGCTGGTTTGCAACTCGCCAACGAAATATCTTCCATTAAAAGATAAAACGAATGACGTGAATCTTTACCTGACTTCAGTTGAATATTTAATTTATCTAACATCATCTATTCTTTTCTTTATAAAAAATGTGCCTTCCAATAACAACTGTTTTTTCAAGACCACGCCAACGTGGATTTACATAATCTGCATGATAAAACAGTGCTCCATTAGTAAAATCAGCCATTCTTTCGTAATTAGCATAGACATGAAGAGCTATATCTTTCGCCTGCTCATACAAATCTTGACTTCTTACAGAAGGCATTTTACAATACCACGTAAACTGACACGTATGGTTAGTCTTTTGTTTAACCACACTACAGATATCTTTTGGATATCGTTCGTCATATACTCGGTTAAGAGTAACTAATCCCACAGCAATCTTACCATCACGTGGTTCGGTTGCTGCTTCGTGATAAATGTTTGCAGCCAGACAATCAATTTGTCGCTGTGCGTCTCTCGTAAGTTGACTATATTCAACTTGTAATAATTTAGATGGCATATAATTAGTCATTGCTAGTGATACTGCCACTGGTATCGCTGCAAGTATTAATGAAAGAATTATTAATTTTGATCGCATATCGATCTCCTTAATTAGGTGGGTGTGAACCCACCAATCCAATCAAAGGGACTTTTTGCTAGTCTTTTCTATTGTAGTTTGTTGGATGTTTGAAACAAATCCGTTTAAAGTTTGCGCTTTCGCGATAACATCGGATTCAGAAGGGTATGGAGGGAAACCAGGATGTTCTGGCATTTCGCCGCCATTTATTTTGGCTAGATCTACTTTCGTAGACCACTCATTTGAAATGCGTTCACGATGAGCATAATAATCTTGTTCCAGCATTTCCTTCGCCATTTTTAGTAGTTCAAGGCGAATCTCGAACGGTGTCATATTCGACATAATAAACTCCTTTTGTGTGTTGTGTGTGAAATGGGAGTTTTATTATAGGGTTCTCCCAACCCTCTGTGTATAATTATTTAGGTATAATTATTTCTTTGCTTCTTCTTTCTTAGCTGGTGCTTTTGGTGTTGGCTTGTCACCTGTTGGTGCAGGTGGGCACTTACCATCTTTATCTTTCTTAACACAGTTTTGTTCTGCTGCAGGTGCTGCCTTAGCATCTTTCTTTGCTGGCTCTGCTGCAAAAGAAACTGTTGCTACTGTCATTAATGCTGCGGTTAGTAATGCTTTCATTTTAGTTTCCTTTAGTAAAAGTTAATATTGACATCTTCTATCAGCTCGTCACTATCAATACAGTACAAGATATCAGTGGATATCGGTTGCTGTTGTGTAGCAAAGACTTACTAATCTTTGGTAGGTTATTCTGTTACGAGGAAACCTACCGAAACCTCAGGTCAAGTCAGCTTACGCTGCTAGAGCCCAAACATTATCGTTTGCATTTACTTTTTTGCTTCTTCGACCGAGTTACCCCAGTCCTACGGTTTTCGCATTACCGTGCTGTCCACTCTGTTACTAATTGCCCTGTCGAAACCTAGTCACCCCCATCAGAAGTATATTGCCACTTTCGTGTTTGCTTCCAGAATACTCGGATCGTCAATATACTTTTGGTGGAGGTGTCGGGAATCGAACCCGAGTCCAGAACACCTTTCTCATTGCTTCATACAGCAATTCTTTAATTATACTTAGTATTTATTTAAACGTCAAATAATTTTTTATAGGATTCTCTTAGATCCCTGAATGATTTAATCCAGTCATCTCGCTTTTCAGTGAACAGTAAGGGTTCATCATCATCAACCGTCATCATTATTGTCATATGTCCAACGGGAATACCCGTTCTTTCCTCGAAAGCAACTGCATATGCTGACGTCTGCATAAAGTAATTTTCTATATCGTTTTTAGATTTCTTTCTTCTTGATGTTTTGAAGTCTATAACTTGGAGTTTGCCCTGAAATGTTGCAATACAGTCAACTGTCCCAGCGACTTCTAGATGATCGGAATATAAGGGTGACTCTAAACAATGTATGTCGTTGATTTCTTGCAACCATGGTACTAATTGTTGGAAAGTTTCTTTA